ACCAAGATATGGTTCAGAACCTAATGTCTTCTGATAATTGTTCCACATTACACCAAGGCTTCTTGCTGTAAATGCTTTTGATAATGGTAATGCTGGCATATTTTTCTACCTCCTATTTTCTTATCCATTGTTCTTAGTTGCTTAAATTTTTGGCGCACCATAAAAAGTAACTCTTGGTGTCGCTGTTCTAGCCGCATCAGCAATAGAAAGGCTTGTAACCTTTGTCCAATCAATTGTTCCCTGATAAACGTAAGTTCCCGGTGCATCGCCCTGTGTAACATCTACGTCATGCAAAAGATAACCTTTGCAATCTGCATCATTAGATGGAAAAGGTGTACCAGCCGGCACAATTTTATTTCCATTTTCATCTGCTGTAGATTTCATTGTCTGCGGTACTAAGCAAGCCGCTCCCTCATAAGGGAAGAATTTTAAGATGCCTTTTCCCTGCGTAAAATCTCTTACGATTGGTTTTCCCATAATCCTTTACCTCTACTTTCCTAAATTTTGTAATAGTCTTTAGTTGACTGTTCAGCCGATACATTTCCAAATGAAATACTTTCAGCATTTTTTACATCTTCCGGCTTATCATCGCCATTGTTTCCACCTGTAGAACCACCCGGATTAGGCGTATCGTCAAGTTTCTGTTTCTCATATTCAGCGATTGCCGTTTTTTTACTGTCGGCAAAAATCTGACCGAGAACCTCATAATCTGTAGCACCATCATCTGTAACAACCTTGCTTGCCTGCTCCGCTGTTAATCCAAACTTTTCCATTGCTTTTGCTCTTTGCGTACGAACTTCATCGTTTTTTTCAAGCTGCGCAATTTGTTTGTTTGCCTTTTCAAGTGCCTTTGTTGCTACTTCAAGTTCTGTCATGTTCTGACTATTCAAATCATCAAGCTGCGACTGTAATTCGTCAGCCCTATCAGCCTTTTCCTTATAGCTGTCTGCTCTTTCTTTTTCTTTCTTTGTTTCAGCATTGATAGAATTAAGCAAATCTGAAATCTGCTCATCCGTCGGCTCTGCCACTCCAAAAGAAATAAGTTTCTGTTTTGCCTGTTCTCTAGTCATAATTACCTCCATCAATTCACGTTTTTTAACACGGTTTGCTCCGCTTGAATTGTTCTGTTGTTTTACGCACAACTGCAAATTTTTATAAAATAAAAGAGATAGTCTATTCAACTACCTCTTTATTTACTGGATTGTTATTTGGTTCTACATCTTTGCTTGTCGGGTACAGATATTCCATCCTATCCTTTGATTCAAGAGCAACCGCTTCACTGTCGCTAAACAAATCAACGGTTTTAATTGCTCTTTTGTAATCAACACCTGCTTCAAGTAACATTTTAAGTGCTTCTGATTTTGTAAGCAGATTATCTATTTTGTTATGGTTGATATGTATTTCAATGTCGCTTGGCATAAGCGTAAAATTTCGCTTTATACGCAAACGATTCAGTATAATTCTAAGAGACATTCTTTCCGATTTTTTTAGTATCGGTTCGTTGATTGCCGTTCTTAGTCCTGCATCATAATGTCCGTTTCGTAAGTTTACTGCATTTCCAGTATCACCTCCGGCATTGTTGTTTGAACGATTAGCCAAGCCTTGAATACTCAAAAACCTTTCAAACAAATCATCAAAAACAACTTGACTTTCTGTTTGGTTCAGTTCATTTGTCATAACATCAACATCGGCTTTGTTTTCGCCATTGTTTGATTTAACAACTAAGGCACCTTCTAATCTCATCTGCGAAAATGTATCTTTGTCAATCTCGCAATTCACAAATTTAATCCATGCAGAAACAAACTGCTCAATGCCGTTTACCCGGTCAGAAGATAATGTATTGATTGAATCCGTAATAGGAATTGTAATCTCAATATCCGATAATCTTCTTGCATTATTTGGATATTCCACAACCGGAATAGCATTATTTCCGTTCAACCCACTACTTTTAATTTTTCCGTCAACAATTTCAAAATACTCTCTTTCCGTATAGCAAAAGTATATTGAATTATTGTTTTCATCTTCTCTAATTTGACAAGAAAATGCGGGTTTTCTATTTGAGTAATAAACAACAAACGTATAGCGTGGGTCTTCCGAAAACAAAGCAAAGTCGCTTTCGTCAAGCAAATCTCCGTTTCCGTTGTCATTTCCAACAAATCTATAAGCCGTACCGCAAATACTTCGCCAACGGCAAATATCAATGTCTACTTCTTGCTTGCTTTCAGAATCCATCGTAACATTTAGCTCCGTAATCTCTTCTGATTTCTTATCGTCTGTTCCACGTAACACATATTGAATAGGCTCTGCACATATTTCAGCAGTTTTACGCTCAACAAGTTCATAAGCAAGATTTAAAACAAGTTTGTTGTTTACTTCCGGCCTATTTACCTTTTTACGGTATAAAATAGGCTGGTCTCCTCTGTAATATCTATCAAGGTAATTGATTTCTTTTGCATTCTGCGTGTGAATCGAAAGTGCCTTGTTTAATTCTTCGACAATATTTAATTTTGTAATTTTGGATTTATTTGTAGAAATTACTTTTCTTCCAAAATTGCATTGATTTACTGCCGTAAACGGTCTTATGTTTTTCCCATAATACTTAAACATTAAAGCACCTCACTAACAAAACGTCATTCCACTCGATGTTGTCCTTTGTACTATTTTTTTTCAACTCTGTAGTTCCAGTATCTACATGGTAAACAACTCTTTTTCTGCATTTTTTGCAATTCACAGAAATATTCATACTGGAACGTCCATCCCATGTGGCTACTTTTCTTCCACATCTTGGACAATATATCGTTTTTGGTTCCGTCATAAAAACCTCGTTTCTTGCAATAAAAAAACACCGCCTTTTTTTGGCAGTGTTTTATTTTGATTTCCTCATTTTATATTATATAATAATTGCGATATGACATACTATGACATATTATCAATCTTTGTATGTTTTTCCATATAACTTTTCAAATTCCTGCAATGCTCTTCCGTGTATTCTGATTGTTTGTCTCCATGAATACGTCATTTCATCTGCAATTTTCTCAAATGTCTTTTTTTCAACATACCGAGCAAACAAAATATGATAATAAGTTTCGTTGTCAATTCCATCAATTTGCGAAACAATAAGATTCTTTTTATCTACATAGGTGTCGATTAAATCATCCAATTCCTTTTCCATCTTTTCAATTTTGCAATAGGTAGAACCCATTTTGTCAAAGTTAGGACTTGTCTTTACTCTTTCTTCATTTTTTACAGCAGAAACACTTCGTGCCAGTTCTCTAAATTGCTGTATTTCAGATAACTTATTGTTTATCATTCGGTCAAGTCTACTAATTTGCTGTAAATATGTTTTAGTATCCATAATTTCTATAACCTCCTCTAAATGGGTTTTTTGGAACTTCTATTTTTGCCATACTCCAATTTCCCTCAATGAAGTATGCTAAAGACGCAAGGCAATCCGCCGCATCCTCATGTTTGTTTTTTCCAGTAACCGTAAAACTATACAAATTTGTCATAAATTTTCTGTATTCCTGACTTCTACATCCAACATCACGAAAATAAAACTCTCTAATACTTCCAGCCTTATCCCATATCCTTTGCGCTTTTCTCATGTTTGTAGGTGCATATTCAGAACGTAGATTTATTTTTCGTCCTTTTTTCTTTAGTAATTCTTCGATTTCATCCTTATATCCCTCTCCACCTTGGTTTGCTTCAAAAAATGCACTTCCAACGTCATTATCAATAATCATGTTTGCAACTTTAGGTTTTGTTATTTTCTTTTCACTGTTGTCGAAAACAACATCGTCAATGTAAATTGAACCATCCTCGTACATATAAGCTACCGCAAATGCGAGGAAATCTTCCCCGCCTAAAGCAACGTCACAAGCAGCACATATTCTGTAAGGTTCTTCTTCCGGCAATACACCATTGTAAAATCTCATGTGTTCTGGATTAAAAACTGCACCGTCTCTTTCAATTGGTTCCTGCTGATACTGTGCGTACCAAGATGCCATATCGTCGTTTTCTTCAAACTTTGCTCTTAACGTCCGATAGTATTGCGTTGTATATCCAACACCATAATCATAATCAAAGTTGCTTTCATCGTTTTCATCCAAAGCCGGTATCTTCAAAATTTCATATCTGATATTTTTTGCTTCTGGGTTATTCTGCAAAAAATCCAATCTATCACTATAAAGGTCGTGCAAACTCCAAATTGTACCATTATGGATTAGTTTGCACTGTTCCTTTTTACGTGACATTACATTATTGTCAAAGATAATCTGCTTTCGTTTGAGTGTGTCCGGGTTAAGCACATCTTGAATACCTTCAAGAATATCATCCAATACCATCCAGCCGTAAGCGTCATATTCTCCATTAAGTCCACTTTCCAATCCTTTTCCAGAAAGTGTTTTGTACTTCTTTTTTCTCACAAGGTCTACTTTATGATTTTTTGAATCCGTATCAGCAACTTTTACTTTTGGAAATACATCGGAAAAACAATATGTTGGGTCTGTCCAGATTTCCATGACACCAGTTAAAAATGCTCCGCCTAATCCCTCTTTGTATGTCACATACAAATTGCTTTTTTCTGCGTCTTTTGCACAATGCCATGACATAGCAAGCGTTATTATCTGACTCTTACCAACCCTTGGCGCCATGTGAATAAACAATTCGTCAAGTTTTCCATCTTCAAGTTCCTGCAACTTATCGACAACTTGTTTGAGTGTTTTTCTTCTAGGCTCGTAAAATCTTTCTTTCTTAGGTCTGTTTTTTTCTATGTAAAGAATGTAACTATCAAGAATATAAGGTGCTTCATAAAGCAGTAAATCGTAATATTTATCTAAAATATCATACGACTGCTTGTTTTTTTGAGATTGCGTTTCAAGCCAATTAAAGTCAGCACCATTTGTAATTGATTTTATATACTCAAAAATCAGTTCTTTTGCTCTTGTAGAAACTTTCAATCCGTATTCACGGTCTTTTCTTCCGCAAAGTATAATTTTACTTGCTTCGCAATATGCATCTATTACACTACGGTCTATTCCATTCCGTAATATGTATTTTTCGTATTCTTTTATATTTTTCTCATCTTCAATTGTATGCATTAAAAAAGCACCTCCACACAAGCAGAGATGCTATAATAGGCATCCTGCCTATAATTTTTCTAGGTTAGCGACTAACTCCGTTTGTTAGCCGGAAATTTAATTATTAAACTTTTAGTGTTGCATCACAGCAAGTAGTCTGGTGCAATTTGTTAAGAATTGCATTGTAATTATCAATAACATCGATTGGTGGAACTCTGTAACTCTTAATTCCATACCTTGCAGCCACCTCTGTTTCAATATAACATCCATTCCAATCCCACGCATCACTAATACCAATAAATACATCAGCCTGCGCCAGCTTCTTAATGCTTTCTCCTAAATACCACACTGTTTGATTTTTATTCTGCGGTGGATTGTCCTCTATGTAACTGTCAATCAGTTCCAGTTTTTCTCCCTCGTAAACCTCTGCAATTTTCTTCATCTTCTGAATACTTGCTTTAATTTCCTCTTCTGTTCTGCCTTTCATAGGCACACTTACAAATAACTTTTTCATAACATATTTCCTTTCCGCCATTAAAATGGCAATAGTTTTATTTTACTCGCTTAAACTCCAAGCAAGTGAGTTTTCCATCTTTTCTACGTCTCCACGAAGAAGTCCACTGTTTGACTGTTCCTTTATTCTTTTTTTGGAATCTTACTTAATGTATTTTTGCTAATCGCATCATTTAATGGTTCTAACAAATCATCTATCATTATTCCATTCATAACATTTCCTTTCAGCCGATAATCGGCAACTAACAATTTATCTTAATACCTTCTGTTAAAACTTCCGTCTTTTTCCCATTTAACATTGGTACATTGTTTTCATCTGTTTTTATCCAATTTGCATCAATTACAATCATTGGTTCTTCTCCTGCATGGGCACTGAAATGTAATTCAACATCTTTACCCGGCACTTTTTTACCATCAATAAATAGCTTTGCGGTTTCTCCGTCAGATATTATCTTGATTTTTTCTTTTTCAATTGGCTCGCATCCATATACTGATTTCAAAGATTCATTATACCATTCATCTATTTCCGCTATTACAGCCGATGCACGATATGTAGGCTTACTCATTGTCCTTGTTCTGCTACACAAAACCTCTTGATAATTGTCAACGATAAATTCGCAATCTTCTCCGTTGTACTCATAATCCTTGTAGAATTTCCAAAAAGACTTTATGTTTTTTATAAATCTAAACAGCATTTTCATTTTCACTATCCTTTCCAATAAAGCAAATCTACAACGTATAAAGGGCTGTAACCATAATCATATTTGCAACCTATTGTTTTCTTCATTTATGCACAACACCTTTCTTGAAACTTCGACGCATTCTTCTCTCTTTTCTTCGTTTGTACATTTGCCATCTGCGTTGTATCGGCAGGAAGTTAGGTTGCATTTTTTATTTGCATAAGCATTATTCACATTATCAATCCATTCACGAAACGGAATGTTGCTGATTGTGGCATTATCTAATGCTTCATCAACCGTTTTTTGCACTATTTCTTTTATTGATATTTTCATTCCTCATAAACCTCTCAAAATCTTCCATACACTTATTACATAAATCGTAGGTAATATTTAATATGCCATTTTGTGTGATTGATTTCATACACAACAGACCTACTTTTATCTCTTTCCCACACCTGTCGCAAGTATACCATTCTTTTTCGTGCCGCATAAAAACTAACCTCCAGTATCAAACAGAATACACTTTTTATTTTTCAATAATCTTTATCGTGTCCTGCACTCCATAGTAAATGACATATCTCTTACCATTTTCTCCCTCAAATTTAATATAATTATCATCGTGATTGCTTTCTACGTCAACTTTGCCCTCGTAATGGAAAATCTCTCTTCCGTCCTCTGCTGTTATTGTAATTTCCCTCTCAATACCATTTTCTAGTTCAGACTGGTAATCTTTATAGTTTCTAATTCCGCTTGCCGTAGACTTGTTCCACCAGTTAATACAAAATCCAATCAGAATAGTAATAATACAGCAAACAATAAATGAAGCAATTGAAGCTCTTAAACTTTCAGTCATAAGTCCAACTAGCAATACAACCGAAAGTAAAACAAGAACAATACAACTTAAAATTACCCATTGTCCAAATGTAAACATATTTTCTACCTCACTTTCTAAATAAAAACCTTTTTACAGATGCTATGCGTTGTCTGATAGTGGTTTTTTTATGTAACGTCGGCAATCCGTTTTCTTTTCTCCACGTGTCATTTAGCAAATATCCAGTAACACGAATTGAAATATAATGTCTGACACTGTCTTCTTCCCAATGCGTTTTAGGCAATCTTCCAAAATTCTTCATCGAAACAATTTCAACACGCTTTTTTGACATATCCATTGCATATTTGTTTTCTTCCTTGTCAAACCAAAAAGAAATACCGTCTATCTCAAAGTGTTTCATTTTGCTTAGTTCCATCAATCTACCAACTTTCTACCACACTTAGGGCAATTATTGATTTCATAATCAAAATCCATAAAACTATCTCCCGTTGCGAAATGTATATAAACACCGTGTTCATCTTTGTATATGTAATCTTTGTATTTTGTGCTTGTGTAATCTTTGGTATAAATGTTTTTGCAAAATTCACACATGCCTAATCATCCTTTCCAGTTATCAACTCGCTATGTGGTAATTTTTCAATAAAATCACAAAATATATGCCAATCTGGCAATCTGTGATTTCTTCTCTGCTTGTAAATTGTCTTTAACTGCCTATAATTTGTTGTCATCCTCGCAGTCAACTCAAATCCAGACGGAATATTGTATAACAGTCGCAAATAATCTTCGTTGTCTTTTGTTTTCAAGTAAATTTCTTTCAATCTCTCGACTTCTTCGATAACTGCATCAGACACATAGTCGTTGCACATACACTTAATATCCATTTTGCTGATACAGTGCATTGTTGACTGACTCGATACAAAGTCAATAAAGTGGTATCTTTGCAATTCCACCCACGCCTTATTGCTGAATGTCAAATCAAACTGAACAATCACTCCGTTAAGGAAATTGTCATGCCCTGTGCCTATGTCACATCTTCCAAGATTATCAATTCTATCGGTAAATTTGTCATTCACAGCATTTATATCTACCGCAAACGGATATTTACTTGCTCTAAAACTATCTTCAATTCCAAAAACCTTGATATTTTCTATTCTTGCCATTTTACATCTCCAGTTATATTCGGTTTCTTGTGTTGGAAAGTATTATCCGGTCACTTATTACTATTCTGTCCATACTCTACCGTCAGACAACCAACACAAGCATTTTAATTATTTCAGCAAGGAATACCGAAACGCTTGCTTATCCGGTAGCGAACCGGAACATTGATGTGGTGAGGAATCGAACCTCACATGATGCCTTTGTCCATATCCTTTCGGCTCACTTTGGCATCGTACTTGTGGTTTCCTGCGTCTACCCTTTCCGCCACACATCAGCAAAGGCACCAATTCAAATGACTAATGATTATATCGCAAAACAGGAAAATTCTAGGTGCCTTTGCATTAAATTATTCCCCTCTATCGGGGAAATCGGCAACCGGGGATTTGAACCACGGTTCTTTGTGTATAGTGGGATTCTACACAACGCATTATCCATTATGCTATCGCCGTAAGTACGGATTGGCATACATGCATCTGTGTTTTAATCCGCACTGTTGCGATTCTTTTGCGTCCGGCTACTTTGGACACTGGAAACTACCGCAACAAAACCATAAACCCCACCGGACCTTGTGACGGTCCTTTAATCAGCTTTCCGCTAGTGGGTAAAGAAAGGTTCATGCAAAAGCAAAAAACATGAACAAACCATATACACCGAATTGCCGGTGTTGTATTCCGATTCGCTCTCGGCTAGAACGGATATACATTGCCCCTCTTTGTGATTCGCACTCCTTATCACGTTTAAGAGTTCAAGGGATATGGTAAAACTCTTAATGAGTTATAAAATATATCGCCACAATGGACGCACAAAAATTGATTATTGACATTATTCTATCACGAGGTCTTTCGCCTAACACTATGTTCAAAAACGAAACTACCACCATGAATCCAAAATAAACCACAGCAATGTATCGAATCAAAAAACTAATCATCACGGCTCCTCCACTCTTCTCATCTGTGGTCGTATTCGACATAATCAGATGCATAGTCACTGTTCATATTCTCGCACACAAAACCATTCTCACGGCTATATGCAGCATATTTACAATTTCCACAACACAGTTTTTCGTTATCGTCCATCCTTGAAGTCCTCCATTTCTTTTACACTCATTCCAACAATTCCTGCCGAACCATCCGAATCCGTATTCTTGAAATACTCTCCGTTCTGCGGAAACATGAAACGGAACATTGCGTAATTTGCTACGTCGCAAAGATATTCTGTGTTTCCAGTTTCTTCAAACTTCGCAAGACACTTTTTAAGACTTCCAATCGCATCTACATTTCCTGTTGCGAAATTCCTACTTGCCTTGCCATATTTGTAATAACTCTGACATATCAACGCTTTCCGCTTATCGTCAAACGCTTTTGAGTATTCTGTTTTCAACAATTCATTTTCCATTCTCAAAACCCCTTTTTTATTTTTTCGGG